TGTCTTTTATTGATAAATCTTTAAAATTTGTAACTGGGTACTTTTCATTGTAAAGTATTGTTGGTCCATCAGAATCATTGATGTAACAAAGCAATACAAAATGTTTTGCATCTGGATCATTGGGTTCAAAAAACTTTTTTGTCCAATCTACATGTGGTGTATTTGTTTGATTTTTTATACTCTTACTATTTATCATTAAGTTAAACTTCATTCTGATAATTTCTAAAATCTCTAAATTATTCTTTTTTGCAAAATTTTCTACTAATAAACATAATTCCTTATAAATTTTACGTTCTTCAAAATTGAACAACTTTACAGTATTTACAAATTGAAATTTTGATTCTGTGTCAAATTCAGGAAATGAGTAATAATCTTTTTCTTCGGGGTCTGTTAATCTGTTCATTGACCATTTATGATCAAAAGTACTATACTTTAAAATTTCATCTTGTGTTAAAAAGTTGTCATCTATAATTAACATTTTTCTCCTTATGGGTTTTATTTAATTATAGCATATACCCATTGTTTTATCTAAGGTCTTCGTAATCAAGACCCATTCCAATTCCAAACCCTGACCTTTGAGCATTTTGTCCTTGCATTGCTAATATATCATTGCTATCATTTGTTGCTCCACCACTAAATACTCTTGCCTTTAAGTTTTCCCATTCTTGCTGGCCACGATCATCGCCGTTGTCACTTTCTAGGTCAACTCCTTGTATTGCTGCAAAGAACTTTTTCTCTTGATAATCTAAATCTCTTTTACTTGATAGAGTTGCCATTATCTCTGATAGAGATAAAGACTCTTCTAGATCTCTATAGTCTTTCCATATACCCAGCAAAAATACCTCTGATTCAATTTTAGCTAAATCAAACTCTTCCCATGTTGGACCTGGATCACTTTTTTGTGCTTGAGTTTTTATATCTTCTTCTGACTCTTCACCTATTTTAATATTACCAGCTATATCTAATATTTCATGTACTGTTGGTAAATCAATATTATCTTCAAGGTCTTCTATGCTTTTAGATATTGCTGGATAATATTGCTTCATAGCAATTCTTGTACACTCTAGCAATACCGTCATTGCCTCATCATCATTTGATGTTTGCTTTATATTATTAAATGCATCCATAAACTCTCTAAGATATTTAATCTTAAGAGGCATAATTTCTATTTCTGTGCCGTCAAATAAATAGATATTTTTTATTTTATATATTGATGTTGCCATAGTCTACTAAGTCTACCATAAAAACAACAAAGCCCACCTCGTTATGAGATGGGCTAAGCTGTATTATTAAGTTTTTATTATGCTGCTGGTGTAATTGTACGGTCAACGATCTTACCGTATGATCCAGAAGTATCTTCTGGTAGTAGACGGAATGTTACTTCAAACATTGAAGCCTCATCACGCTTTGCAGCTACTGTAACATTTTCAATTGATAGTGCACGGTATGCTGTGTATACACGCTCTGTAGTTGCAGCAAGAGCTGGATTACCAGTTCCTGGGCCTACAGCAACGATACCACGCTCTAGTGCAACATCGCCAATGTCTCCTGCTGACATGTCCAAGACCTGTCCTGCAGATGTTGACTTTGTTCCTGAGAGCTTTGAGTCTGGTGATGCAAGTGCTAGCAGAAGATTTTCTAGAGTAGCTTCAGCAAAAGCAGTTGCAAGACTAACCTGCATACCCTGCTTGTATAGCTTAGCAACGTCAAGAACCTGATCTACTTGAACTTCACCAAAATCTGGCTGGAACTGTAGTTCAAGACCATTCATAGTGTAACCTACTGGTGTGTAGTCTACAGCATTTAGTGTTGTTGTAAGTGTAGTCTTAAAAGACTCTGTTCCAACAAACGGCTTTAGCGTTGATGGAGTTAATACTGTATCTGCAATAAAAAGTGCTGCAGCTCCAACAATTATATTATTGGACGTTCCACGATTATACGGCATATTCTTACCTCTTTTCCTTTAAACATATATGTTAAATTATACGGCGTTGTGTTTCCTCAAGTCAATTATAACAGCGTTTTAAATGACTAGTTTGGTAGCCAAGGTCTCTGGCTGCCAGTCTCTGGATGTCAAATCAGGTATCTGATGGTAGTCAAAGTCAATAATAATCTTATTTCCACCATATGTACGGGCTGTACCAAAGTCTATGATATCTCTGGTTTCTTCAAGCTGGTATACCTTGAAATTATGGAAGTAGAAGGCATTGTCTACTATTGTTCCATCGTCTAGGGTAATTCTTCTATTGCTGCACCAATTATTTATCTCTTCTGCAGTTTCATCAAATCGGTCCATTAATCTAAGGACTGCCTCTTGAATTTTTACCATCTTGACAACTGGGTCATCTCCTGTGGCATAAAAATAATATAGCAACTGTTCACACTTAATATGTGGAAAACCCTTACGATTCATCTTAATAAGTCTGTCCCAGGTTGCAGCAACTCCCTGAGTGCTTACACCAAAATATTCTGTCAGGTCATCTATTGTAGAAGGAGCTGATGGGAAGAAAGGAAAGTTTGCGAATGTGTCTCCACTTACTGATTCAAAAATTCCAGATATCTGGCTTTGTAAATACCTGTTAATCCAAAGAACTGGGGTGTTTGCTATGTTTGCTGATCCTGTAACAATTGGTGCATATACCATTACTTAATCCCCGCATTCGCTATCCATCTATATCCTACCTGCATACCCTTTGATTTTCCAGATGATTTTCCTGCTTTTAAATTTCTTGAGTAGACTACTGGGTTGGACAGGTATGCTTGCACTCCGCTTGTTTTTAAAAATGCTTGCGTAAAGTATCTATTAAAAAATGTATTGACCACTCTTTCAAAAGATCCTTCAACCTGAGTTCCACCAGGATTTGCTACGACAACCTTGCCTTTAGTGAAGATTGTATCTCCGCCATCTTCAAAAACCAAGACGCTTGCCTTCTTTGGTTTGATGGTTACTGGAGTTCCTTCTTCCATTATTTTAGCCTTATTATAAAAGGGTACTGATGAGCCATCTTTAACTGATGTTGATTGCTTCATGGTTGACACAAACGAAAGGCCAAGGTTGCTTATAGTGTAGTTTATATTGTATAGACGTGCATCAGGACTTCCCACTTTATACCATTCATATATATGGTGTAGTGCTTTTGGATTTACCCTGGCATTTGAGTCTATATATTCTTCTAATATTTCAGTTGTTAGTTTACCCATGTTATTTAAAAACTGTGTTTTTCCTACTTGTGCGCCTTCTAAAAATCCAATAGAGTAGTCAATTATGTTTTTCATTTCTTTTTTAAACATCTGATTATTCATGATAACTCTCATTATAAATCACTTGCCTGATTCTCTGATCGTCTTAGAACTACCTTATGATACTCAACTGTACCAAAAGGACCAACGATAGCCTCAGTAGTAGCAATTTCATAAATAGTAGATCTTCCATCTCTTGGTCCAGATGTTTCTATATAGATTGAATCTTCTTGTGATGTTCTGATGTTTGTAACAAGTACATTTGTTACTGCATTTCTTGAGTTACCTTTGCCAAATCTTAAATCTGATCTTACTCTTCCAACTAAAATATTTTCTTTTGTTATGTTAACATTTGGTTTAACTTCTTCTTTACCAGCTAAGCCAGATGGACCAAAATTACACGCTACAGATCTATCAAGAATCCATTGCTTTTTTACGTTTCCGTAAGCACCCTGCTCAACAACTGGATAGTAAATGTCTGCAAGCAATGGGTATATAAAGTCTGTTGATTCGCATAGCATTAAATGATGCCAATCTTTGTAATGCTCTTTTTATATTTCTCTAGAATTTTATCAACTATCATATTTCCAGTACCGTTGAAGCTCATCTTATCAAACTGAATCTTAAACTGATCTGTATTGTATGATGTTACATATCGCTTGTAGTAGTCAAGCTTTCCACACTTAAGGTCATCAATTAGTATGGTTGTTGCATATTCAATATCTGCTGGTACTGCTTTATACCCTATATCTAAAACAAGCACATAGTCAAATCCTTCTGGGAAATCTGCTCCAGCATAACCATAAAATGCTAGGTTTCCAGGAGATACTGGAAGTCTAACTGGTCTTGATTCAAATCTATTGTATTGGTCAACCTCAACTCTTTGAACAGAGGAGTTATCTAGTGTAACAACATACTGGTATTCTCCTACTGTTGCATCATTAACATCATAAACAAGTTCATTGTTTTCATAAACCTTTAAAACCTTATTAACATCTTCCCATATTGGGAAAAGGTCTGTTCCAAGACCTACTGTTTGAACAATGTGCTTTTCATTATAAAATCCATCAACTATGTGTGAATCAATAATTGATCTTGCAACAAGCTCAAGCATCTTGTATTCTGCAATTTCTGATGCAGTAGTTCCAAGTTTTGATGGGTCTACATATGGTCTAATAATGTCTAAATTGCTATCTACAACAAGAACGCCAGAAGTAGTCTTTATTCTAAATGAAAACTTTCTATCATACTCTAATTTGCTTTGCGGTACTGTATAAGTTATTTTTTTGCTTGCGTTAGATGTAACTGTTACTGTTTCTACAGAGTGATCAATCAAGTCTTCAATAGAAATAACGTAGCTTGTGTTTGCTGATGGCACATCCCATGTAGTAACAATTGGGTAAGGTGGTAGTCTTAAAATTTCCATTATTGACTATATGCTCCCTTTAATTCTTCTGGACTAGCTTCACGAACAGATTTATTAGAAATCCATTGATTAGCTTGATCTTTAGTAACTATATTGTATCCAATTTTTAATTCTCCAACACCAACCCAGCTAATATTTCTTTCAGAGTAGAGTGCAACCTTTTCTTGACTTTTTTGAATAACTACTGGCTCTGATGTTTCTTTAGGTATAAAGTTTAAAATTATTTCTAGTATGTCTACTTTTTTGCTTACACCAAAAATATCAATATTGTTTTGCTTTGCATAAGACTTTAGTTCAAAGACGGTCTTGTTTTTTAACTCTTCAACTACAGACATGTGTCCTCCTTTGACCTATTAAACAATAAACAAGAATTACTTGTTAAAGTATGTCTCAATCTCTTCTTTGCTTGCTACACGAACCTTGTTGTATTTAAGTAATTCTTCTGCATCTTTCTTGCTTACCTTTGAATAACCCTTTGAAGCAGAAGCTCCAGATTCTGTAACAATATCTTTGATTGCGTATAGTACAACTGAGTCTGATGAGGTAGGTGTTGCTGATACTGGCTTTTGAGATTCTGTAGCTGGAGCTTTGTGCTCAACAGCTGCTGGTTGGACCGCAGGCGCTTCTTTAACCAATGCCTCTACTGGTGGCACGCTATCTATTTTATTTAAATTGTCCATTTTTTTTCCTCCAATATTAAATGAATTTAATCATTTTACTAAATTATACCACAATATGACTGAGGGAGACAGTTGTTACGCTGTCTCCCTCGTCAAGTTAATCAGTGACGATTATGCGTCTGCTGCTGCATCTGCGTAAGCAACTGCATCAAGCTCTTCCCATTGAAGACCGAAACGAACGAATACTGTGTATTCAATTGTATCCTTCTTTGGCTGGTAAGTACGGTTTACAGTGATATCACGCTGGAATCCCCATACACGGTTTGAAGGGAATGTAAGATCTACATAGCCTGCTGGGTAGTATGGAACTTCTTGGACGTCAACACCAAGAACACGTGTTGTACGTGCTCCACCAAATGTCTGAGCTGTACCATCAAGGTATGCCTGACGATTTGCTGGTGTACCTGCTGGGCGATTAGCAAATGCTTCTGCTACTGCGTCTGCAAGTGTACCGTTATTCTTGATGATTCCTTGGAATGCATCTGTACCTGCGTAGAACTTTAGGTTAGACTTGATTGCACGGTACTTACGTGGCATTGCAAGAATAATATTCTGCATTACTTCTGTTGTCCATGCGTTGTTTGCAACTGTTACAACTGACTCGTTTGCGCCTGAGCCTGCTGCCTTAACCTTTGAAACGAAACCTTGCATGATTGAAAGGAAATCGCCTGTTGAACCGTCGCCGTTAATGGCTAGGTCTTCAATATCGTTAGCAAATGCATTTGTCATCAAGCGAACTAGATGATCTTCCAATGCTCCGCCTTCAATATTATCTTCAAGTGCTTCTGTTGAAACTTCCCAGTCAAGACGAATCTTCTTGGTTGTAAGTTCAACCTTAGAGAATGTTGCACCTGCATTTGAGAATGTAGGCTGTGCCTGTGCTGCTGCACGGATGACACGCTCTCCAACGTTAACCTTTTCAAGTTCCATTGTGTTTGCACGCATTGTGACTCTACGTCCATCTTGAGCTAGTACAGTTGCATCCCATACATAATCAATAAAGCGACGAGCCTGCTCTGGTAGTAGAATACCGCCTGGAGTACCAGATGGATTTACTGCGTTTGGTCCAGAAAAATCTCCAAAGTTTGCAGTTGCAATGTTACCCATTACATCTGTTGGAGAAAGATTTCCAAGTGGTCCCCGTGCTACTGCACCGCCGATGCCGCCTGAAACTGCAACGCCATCACCTGTTGGATGATTAAAAGACTTTTGGATATCTGTGTTATTTTGTTCTGACATATTGTTCACCTCCTAGTGATTTTGTTTTAGTTAAATAGGTCGGAATTTTTGAGGAAACGTCCGCCCCATAGGGATTTCTGAATCACTTTAGGTGATTCCTGTACAATCTCGCCGAGATCGCCAGACTTGCGGAAAGCTGTATCTGCAACTACGGCATCAACTGTCTTTCCAAACTCGTTAAAGTTTCCCTTAACTTCCTTAACTTCATTTGTTACGGAGTCAAGAGACTTTGTGATTGCATCAACATTAGCTTGCATAGCCTTTACTGTTGCTGCTAGATCGCTCAAGGCATTAGTTACAGAGTTTTGAATTTCAGAAACTGCCTTAGCAACTTCTGCTGTTGCAGATGCAACCTCAATGATTGCTTCGTCATTCTTCTCTGTTACTTCTTCAATAGAAGGAGCACTACCCTCTTCAACAACTGCATCTGACTTTTCGGCTACAGTATCTTCTGTAACTTCTAGTGACTTTGCAACTGCCTCAGCAGGAGCCTCTGGAGCAACCTCAACTTCATTAACTACTTCTGCTGTTGGTGCTTCTAGCACATCAACAGACGATGTTGTTTCTTCTGTCATAGGATTATCCTCCTTTGCTATCTTAATTGTTCTAATGCCCTTTGCACTATCAACTAAGAACTTTATCATTGTGGTTTTTTCTGAATCACTTTTTTCAACAAATCCTATATTTTTCATTTCTTCACCAGACACTGGGCTCAGCTCAGTTTCATTTTCAGATATTGTAACGATTCCAGACTCTGAGTCCCAAAATACATTTTCAACAACTAAGTCTGCTGAAGATCCAGTAATTGTATTTACTCCATCAACTTTTTCAACTGACATGATATTTGCAAACTGATTAGCAGGTGAATCAACAAGACTCAACTCTACTAAATCATATTCCTTAATAATTCTAATTGGCTTATCTGATTTTTCATCATAGCCATCATCCCACTTATTCATTCGTCCACCAATAGAAAAACCAGTATAGGTTCCATCTAGAACCTTTTCCCAGGCATCCTGTGCACCCTTTGAAATATAAGCAGAAACAAATACACCCTTATAAAATTTCTTTGTTTCTGGGTCAAAATATTTTTCTTCTTTAAATGAAATCATTTTACCAACAGCTGATGGCTGGTGCATTTCACGAATGTTTCCACGGAATTTAGCAAAAGCATCCATTGAAGCTTCAGTAGTCACAATGTCATCTTGCTTATCTAGGTTATCCAAAGATGCAAAACCAGATACAATTCTACGGCCTTCATCAACTTTTGTGAGAGGCATAGATAGGCGAACGTTGTCGCCATTGGTCGTCCAATGTGCTTTATTTATATTCATGACGATTCTATTATACCAAACCTTTTAAAACATTTCTCAACTATTGAGACGCTCTACCCTCACCCTTTGGATTACGTCCAGTTGTTGTTACTGGTCCATCGGATTGGCTATTTATTCTTTCGGTATCTCTTGCTCTATTATCTGCAAGATTTGAAGTTGCATCCGCTGCTTGTCTCGGTGACATTATAAAAGGTGTATCTCCGTCTGGATGTTGAGGAAGACCAATTGCTTCACGTGCTTCGTTAGGCATCATTACTTGAGTTTTAACATAGCGTTCAAGAATTTGTGATTGAGTGATCTCATCTGTAAGTGTAAGCTCATTAAACTTTAGCTCCAGAATATCTGTTTTTTCCTTAATAATTTTGCTTATAACTTTATTTAAATGTCCTTGAGCTGGGCGTGAAACCTGCTCTTTAAATGTACGGTCTTGTGCTATTGATGCTGCTATGGCTGCTGAATCAGTACCGCCAAGTTTAGAAATTGGTACCTGGTGTGCAACAAGAATGTCATCACGGTTTTGTTTACGATACTCTTTAAAGGAACCATCCTGTATACCATTTTCAATTGGCTCCATCTTAAACTCAACCTTGTTCTGGTCTGTGTCTCCAGGAAGTGGTATGTAAAGCGTTCTGTGTGACTGTGCTTTTAATCCTGTCTGTAAAAAACGGAACATCTTATCTTCTGCTTCGTTAGAAAGCTTTGCTCCCTTAAGAGTTACAACATAGCGTGGAACTGCTTTGTTTTCAAAATAATCAATATTATATTGAGATGCAAGCTGATCTCCAAGCAATGATGGAATTGCTGCAACAATATCTGGAATGCCATAATACGTGTTTAGTGGTGAGTATTCTTTAATGTGAATAATTTCATTTGGTCGTGGATCTGCTGTTACTGGGTTTGCATTCGTTGCACCAAAATTTCTAAAGTAAACAACCTTTTGACCAATTATCTGCATAAAGCCATCATGCAAACGACGTATGCGAATTGTTGTTGATGGTATGTGTCCGATATAACCAATATCTCCATTTACTGTACGACCAACCTCAATAAAACCATTTCCAGTTGCTTCAAGATCTGTGTAAACCTTTTCCATGGTTTTTGTAAATGAGTCATCATCATTAAGACCTTCAAGCCAATCACGCATTTCAAGCTTCATTCTTTCAATACGTTTACGTGCTTTATCTGTAGCACTTTGTTCTTTGCCATCAAAAGAAAGCATAGTGCGGTCTGTTACTTCAAATGAATACCCAAGACCAACAATATTTGCAACCTTTGCATCAATGGCAGCATGGTTGGCAAAAGATGTATCATAAAAGTTTGCAAGTTCATATAGATTAAATGGAGGAGTGATTACATCAAATAAACCATATCCGTTTCTATAAACTGTTCCAGGATTAATTGCTTTTGAACCAGCATTAGCACCCGAAGGTGTTGCATTTGCTGAATCTGCATATGCATCAGTATTTACATCTACGCCTGTTGATCCATATGCATAATCTGCCTTACCAATACTTCTTGTTGTTCTACGACGAAAGTTTTGATCAAGTCCAGAAAATTCTTTTAGTGTTTCCCAAGACTTATTAAAAGGATCTTGTTCTTTAAAAACATTTTCCCGCTCTTCTTGAGTATTTAAACTTGCAGATATGTATCTGTAATCAATATCTTCACTCATCAAATGCCTCTCTTCCAGAGATGTTGAGTGTGTTCTGTGCTGCTTGCCATGCTCCAAGGTCATTCATTGAAGGAATCAAACCATTAGCCATTCTATCAAACTGCTCTGAATGCTGTTCATCTGAGATTCTTGTTAGACCTGGAACAAATATTGCTTCACCATCTCCTGGATCACCATAATACTTTGCTGCACTCTTAAGTTCCGCAATCTTAGAAAAATCATTACGCATTGACTCAATGTTTAAAACATTACCACTGCCGTCAGTAAACCATTTTCCAGTAGACTTTTTGTATACATAAAGTCCCCAATCGTAGTTCTTCTCAATGACCTTTTTACGGACATTTCCTACAATAGGCAAACCAGTCTTCTTATTAATTAGTGGATTATTTACATTACTCATAACCATAAGTATACCACAATCAGGCTAAACTGAACAAGCGTCTACCATTAATAGAGTTTAATCTCACAAGCATCTGTTGAGCAATACTGCTCTCCTTCAGCCTCAAGATTTTCTACACCATCATAAATAGCAGACCAATCAATCTTACCAATTGTGCCTACGTATGCGTTGTATTCTTCTCTTGAGATTTCTGTATATGGTTGCTGTGGATAAACCTTATCTCCCATTGGCAAAAACGATACAGCTTTTAACTGTCCCTCATACATATTCAATGCTGGAGCAATAAACTTCTTTTCATTTTCTTTGTCAAATGATAATGTTACAGAAACACCATTGTCTGACCAGTACTTCTGAGCAGTTGCTGCTAAACCAATCTTCTCAAATAGGCTTACTTGCTTTTCTGCACGCTTGTGTCCTGAAGCAACTGGGAAGTATACTACTGAGGTATTTGCTGACACTAAATCTGCTTCAATCTTATACCCTGCAGCTTTGAAAAGATGAAGCATTGGATCAGTATTTCCAAAGCGGATTGCACGTAGGTAGAATTCTCCACCTGGTCCCCAGTGAACTCCAGGAGTTGCGCCAGAAAGAAGTGAAACTGATCCTGATGGCTTAACTGTTGTTACACGAACTGACTCACGTACACAAAGCCATTCTGAGTACTTATGATCATAATGACGGATCTTCTTGTATCCCTCATCCATCCACTCACGAGTTGTTGGAAGACCAAATGTATCTGCAAATGATGCAATACCTGTCAATGATGTTCCAATACGACGGTTTCTTTGCATAATACCATTTGTTTGTGGCCAGTGTGTTGGAAGAAGTGTTACAGTCTTTCCATAAAGGTAAGCAAACTTCAACGTCTTGAGGAAGTCCTCCTTAGATTCATGACGATTTAAGTGCACTTCTACAAGTGTACAAAGTTCGTATGATTCCAATGGCTGCTCCGCACAAGGGTTGAAGCCCATAATGCGACTGTCCTTATAATCAGGAGCATCCGCAAGACGGCCATAATCACGGGCAACATCAAGCCAGATAAAACCTGGTTCTCCATTGTCTGCAATTAAATCTACATAGTCTTCATATTTTGTTCCAACTGTTGCTGAAATAGAGTTGTTTGACATCCATGCCCATCCTGGCTTTTCTGGATCATAAGAGTTACGTTCTGGAAATACTTCTGGATTCTTAAGATTAATGAATCCATCGTCTTCTGCAGTACCAAGTGCAAGAGTAGCAGAACGACGAACATTTCCTGACACCACGCAGGTACCAATAAGATTAATAATATCAACAATGGCACGACTATCCAAGAACTCTCCTGCTCTAGAGCCAATTACATTACGGATACGTGTATGGAGATCAATTAGTGGTGCTGGACCGCTTGCAACGCCTCCAAAGCCCTTAATAGGGGCACCTAGAGGACGGATAAGGTCATAGTTAAAAAGCTGAATTGATTGATTTTGTCGCAAGAATGAATTAATTAACATACGAACTGATTCAACCCAACCTTCACGAGTATCAGGGATCTCATAAGTTGATTCTGGTTCTGTAGGTAAATAAATTGGCATTTTTTTGTCTTGTCCAAGTGTATCAAATCCAACTCCAATACCCAGCATTAATGCATCCATTACCCAAGCAAATAATGCACCAGGATCATTACGGTCAAGGTCTCTAGTTGAAACCATTGCACAATTTTGTAGGGATGAAGAGTTACGCTTCTCCATAGTCATAGGCGTACCAAATGCCCAAAGACCACGACCTGGAGGAGTCCACTTTAACTCAAACATTCTTTGAAAGGCCTCTTGTGCAGATTTCTGTGCTTTGTTATCATTCCATGGTAGGCGATTATCTTTAGCATGATTTTTTTGAACTGAATACATACCCTCAATTACACGACGACAAACCTCATGCCAGCGTTCTTTCGTTCCATCTTCTTTAACACGAGAGTATGTACGAATAAATGTTATCTCTCCTAATGAGTTTGACCCTGCATCTGAAAATCCAAATGGGGCTGGAGTAAACTGATATTTATTTACAAATTCTTCTGATAAACGAAATGAAAATACGCTATCTAACATTTTTATATACCTTTCAAAGTAAAATTAATGGAGTGCTTTATGTTTTCTAAAGCAGTACCTAAGTATAACATACTTTAAAAAGAAAAACACGCTCATAAAGAGCGTGTAAATCTTTAGTATAGAGTTAGTACTCTATTATTTAATAAGTACTATGCTGTTAGATCTCCGATTAGTACCCAAGTGTTGGCTGCACGCTTTATAAGTGTCGCACCGCCCCATTGAGATCTAATCTTTAATCCTGGAGTTCCATTGACTGTTACGCCACCAGTAGCAACTACTGTAGTTTGTCCTGATCCAACCTGTAGTATATCAATCTGTGATCCTACTGGGAAGTTAACTGATGAATCAAGAGGTACTGTTAGATTGTTAGCAGAACCAACATTCATTTCAACCATTTTTCCCTTATCTGCTAAGACAAGTGTGTATGATCCTGTTTGTGAATTTGTTGCAACTTCTGAAAGAACAATGTTACCTGTTCCAATTTCATCTGTTATCATTGCTGCAAGGTTTGCAGATGATGGAGTTGTTAAGAATGTTGCTACTCCTGTACCAAGGTTTGCAATACCAGTTGCTACTGGAAGACCAGTTGCATTCGTAAGTGTTGCAGATGTTGGTGTTCCAAGAACTGCACCGTTAGGAATTGTTACTGTTCCAGTAAATGTTGGTGAAGCAATTGGTGCTTTTAATCCAATTGCAGTTGTTAATGTTGTAGATAAGTTTGCATCATTTCCAAGAGCAGTTGCAATTTCTCCAAGAGTATCAAGAGTTGATCCTGCGCTATTTACAAGTGCTGCAACTTCTCCACGAACATAAGCAGTCGTTGCAACCTGTGTAGTATTAGTTCCAGCAGTTGCTGTTGGTGCTGTTGGGACTCCAGTAAGTGATGGTGAAGCTAAGTTAGCCTTTAGATCCAGTGCAGCTTGCTGTGCTGTAGATACTGGCTTTGCAGTATCTGCTGTGTTATCTACAGATCCTAATCCAACCATTGTCTTTGTAATTCCAGAAACGGTACCACTAAATGTTGGTGAAACTATTGCTGCCTTAGTATCAATCTGTGTTTGAATCGCAGATGTTACGCCATCTAAGTAACCAATTTCTGTGTCATCAACATTTGCTACCTTAGCTTGAATTGCTGTTGTATTTACAGAAATTGCTCCAGTTGCATCGTTGTATGATAAACCTGTACCGACATTGTTTCCAATAGCATCTTGTGCTCTTTCATCTGTAAAGTACTTGTTATTTGATCCTTCTGTAAGGTTATCTGTTGTTGAATCAGCTACGCCGTTTTCTGCGGTAATTGTAAGACCATTCTTGTCACCAGTGATAGTGATATTTGTCTTAGTAGACTGTGTTAACAATTCTGCAGCAAATGCCTTTGTTGCTAGTTCAGCTGTATCTACAATGCCATGTATGTTTGTTGAGTCATTGCTGTGATCTAGAACTGCATTATTTGTGTAGCTCTTTGTTGAAAGATCTGCAAAGTCAGAAATTCCGTGAACATTTGTTGTATCAGCGCTGTGGTTTGAAACTGCTGTGTCTGCGTAAAGCATGGTTGCTAATAAAGATGTATCAGCAATTCCATGAATATTAAGGCTTGTGTTTGCATGTGATGAAACAGCAGATGTGATATTGGCTGGTGTTGCTTTAGCATCTATTTGAGTTTGAATTGCAGATGCTACACCATCTAGATAACCAATCTCTGTGTCTGTTACTCCAGCTACACGCTGTTGAATTACTGTTGTATCAACATCAAACTCTCCATCAACTGCGTCCCAAACAAGTCCATTTCCTGCAAGTGATGAATATGCACTTTCTGAGTTTGAAATTTGATCATTTACATAATCCTGTGTTGCAAGAAGTGCTGTATTAGCAATACCGTGAACATTTGTAGTTGCACTATTATGATCAGACAAGTTTACTAATGATGCCTTTAATCCAAGTGCTGTTGTAATTGTAGCTGCATAGTTGGCATCATCACCAAGAGCTGCTGCAAGTTCATCAAGTGTATTTAATGCTGCTGGAACTCCAGCTCCAAGGATTTCATCCTTTACTTCTGACTTAGCAGTTGCGATTGCTGCAGCCTGTGCTGTTGAAACTGGCTTTGCTGAGTCTGCTGTGTTGTCAACATTGCCAAGACCTACATGAGCCTTAGTTACACCAGAAACGGTACCTGTAAATGTTGGAGAAGCAAGTGGGGCCTTAGCTGAAAGAGCTGTGTCAAGTCCTGAAATCTTATATGTTGCAATTTCTGCTGTTTCAGAAATCTTTGCGTTTGTTATTGTTGCATTTGCAATTTTATCATTTGTAACTGCTTGGCCAAGAATCTCATTTGTGCCAACTGAGTCATCGCTCATCATTGGCTGTGTAATTGTGTTTATAGGAAGAACTACTGTTCCTGTAAATGTTGGAGAAGCAAGTGGGGCTTTTAGAGCAAGATTATTTGCTACTGTTGTAAAGAAAGCTGGGTCGTCGCCAATGGCTGCTGCGATTTCATCAAGAGAGTTAAGTAGTCCTGGTGCTCCAGCAATCGTTGTATTAAGGTCAACGAAATATGGTAGGCTTAGCCAGTGATTTACTCCATCACCAATCTTAAACTTGTTTGTATCTGACTCATAACCAATTTCACCAGAGTTTAGTACTGGTCCATTGCCTGAGTTTGTAGAGATCCACTGTGCTGCGGTACCTCTACGCTGTTGCATTCTTGTTGCCATTTATTTACTCCTCCATTGGTGGTATATGATAGTATTATATCAGATAATTAGTTAAAATTATCTATTGCCAATCCGCCATCAAATGTAGATTCAAATGATGTAGTGTTATAGCTTCCTGCGCTTACAAGTACTCCTGGTTCATCGTATGATCCACCAGAAGTAAATGTACTTACAATTAATCCATTACCGTCAATTGAAGTATCGTGTATGTGATTTTGTAAAAATTCTGAATCAGCAAGAGTAGCAATTGCTACCCATTCACCACTATAATAAACATGAACTCTCTCTGTAACGCTATCAAACCATAGATCTCCATTTGAAGGAGATGCTGGAGCAGTATCTTCTACTGGAATAGATGGTGCACCTGTTAGGTTATCAACATATTCCTTAGTTGCAGCATGGTTTGCAAGTGTTGGAGTTGCAACACTTACAACACCTCCAAAGGATGCACCAAGGCCAACGATTAAACCATTCTTGACTTTAAAATCTTTATTAACCGTTGACACTTGGTTTCTCCTTTGTTAGATTACTTTAGTAGTGTTCCAACAACAGTGACTGTTGAGGAATTGTTAGTAGTAGTTACTAGAAGTTGTACGTTTGATCCGCTAATGCCTGCTGATATAGTCATAGCTGAACCATTTGTTCCAATTGTTCCGTACTCTGTGATTGCAATATTGTCAGCAGTATCAAGTGTCAATAGAACCTTTGATATTTCTGTATGAACTCCATAGCCAGTCTTAACTAAGAATTCTGCTGAACGATAGTCTGCCTTAGCGAAAGCATATGCTACATTTGAAGCACTTGCTGTTGGTACAGAAATTGTTGCAGCTACCTGTGTTGCAAGAGAGTTGATATCAACTTCTGTAAAGTTTGGAACAACTGCTTCAAGAGCAGTTACTGCACGAGCATTTGTAAAGTACTTATTTGTTGTACCTTCTGCAAGTTGGTCAGTATTAGAATCTGCTACACCGTTTTCTGCGGTGATAACAAGGCCTGAACCTGAACCAGTGATTGTGATGTTTGAAAGTGTTGCACCAGTCAAAAGTTCTGCTGCTGCAGTCTTAGCACGAGCAGATGTGTGATAAAGGTTTGTACCTTCTGCAAGATCAGTTGTTGTAGAATCTGCTACACCGTTTTCTGCGGTAATTGTTAGATTATCTGATCCATCCTTGGTAATTGTGATATTTGTCTTAGTGGCATTTGCAAGAAGAGTTGCTGCTTCTGCCTTTGCACGGGCAGCGGTGTAATATAGATTTGTATTTTCTGCTACATCTGCTGTTGTAAGTGTGTCTGCGTAATCTTTTGCTGCTTGCTCTGCTGCATCAGCCTCTGCCTTAGCAAATGCTGTAGTTGCAACCTGAGTTGTGTTAGTGTTTGCTGCTGCAGTTGGTGCAGTTGGTACACCAGTAAGTTCTGGTGAAGCTAGTGGTGCAAACCCTGAAATACTTGCACCTGCTGGAATTGTTACTGTGCCTGTAAATGTTGGGGAATTAGTAGGAGCCTTTGTTCCTATTGATGTAGCAATAGTTGTAGCAAAGTTTGGATCATCTGCAAGTGCATCTGACAATTCTCCAAGTGTATTTAATGCTTCTGCTGCTGTTCCTACAAGGTCTGCTACTGCTTGTCCTACGAATGCTGTTGTAGCAACCTGTGTTGTATTTGTTCCTGCTGCTGCTGTAGGAGCAGTAGGTGTACCTGTTAGGGCTGGTGATGCAAGAGGAGCCTTTAGGTCAAGAGCAGCTTGTGCTGCAGTTGATACTGGCTTATTAGCATCAGAAGTATTATCTACGTTACCAAGACCAACATCTGACTTTGTAATTCCAGTTGGTGTATTGATTACTGGAGAAGTAAGTGTCTTATTTGTAAGTGTCTGTGTGTTTGTTGTTCCAACTACCGCACCTGTTGCACCGTGTGCTTCTGTAAGGTTAGCGTGTGTTGTAAGATCTGCAGATGAAGCCTTAGCATCTAACTGAGTTTGGATTGATGAAGTTACACCATCAACATAGTTAAGTTCTGTTGTATTTAGTGTTGCACCATCAAGAATATTGAGTTCTGCTGCTGTAGCAGTTACTCCTGTTAGGTCTGTTGGGGCAATGCTGATATTAGCACTACCGTCAAATGATTGACCAGCAATAGTTCTTGATGTAGCAAGTGTTGTTGCTGTACTTGCATTACCAGTTACGTTACCTGTTAAGTTAGCTGTGATTGTACCTGCAGCAAAGTTACCTGAAGCATCACGCTTTACAACTGTGTTTGCTGTGTTAGCAGATGTTGCTGTTCCACCAATAAGACTAACTATGTAGTCTTGGTCATCTTGCTTCTTTGTAAGAATAGCAAAATTGTTGACTGTGGCAGTTGTGCCTTCAACAATGAGGCCATTCTTTACTTTAAAGTCTTTGTTTACTGTTGCCATTTTTTATCTCCTTGTTGGTTAAGCCTTTAAACCCATACGAGCAAATCGTACGGTTATAGGCGTAATACCCACTGCTGGCGTTACAGAAACATTCACTGTATTCGCCACCCTAGAGACGCTAATGGTGCCAATGTTCCCATCGTTGTCTATTGTTCCATATTCGCTGACAGATACATTTGTACCGTCAACAAGTATTGTTAGTTCTGTTGCATAAAATTTATTATCTCCAGAAGATGTCTTCTTTATGGAGACCAAATATTTGACCATTCTCCAGACTGTAGCATCAAAGTTGTCAATTACTGTTGCATTCTGAATGTCTGAAATAGTGTTCTCGTTATTTCCAGACGTGCCTAGGTCTGTTGCCTGGGCAGCTGTTGAATCAATTAGGTTTTCGTAATCCGTCTGTGATGGACGATCACCTGTTTGAAATGTAGTCTTTATTGTGCTAAGCGGTAGTCTGGACATAGCCCAATTATATCACATTTATATTAAAGTATATAATTACTATATCCAATAATTTGCAATGGAATTGGAGGAATTGCATTTGGTCCACCTGCTTCAATGCGAATTGCCGTAAGCCTAATTCTAAAAGGCAATACAGAACTTATTGTGACATTTTTACTTGGAGAACTTACAGATGTTTTAATTGAAAAATCTTGTTCAATTAGTTTTGTAAATACTGGTCTATCTTCATAAATCTTAACACTTGCCATTAGGCTGTCACATCTTCAAGGACAATAAGTTTGCCTTGAGCTACCGTCCAAACTATTGTATCTTGACCTAAAGAAACCTCAATATCAAATATATCATTTGTACGCAGAGTGGCAGTTTGTGCTGCTGTTAGAGAGACTGTAAATTCACCAATTAGATCATCTGCATCTTGGTATGGGGTTAATGTAAAAAGTAGTGTTGCTGTATCTGTTATTTCTCCAGAAATTACTGGAACTGTTGTTGGACGCTTAATCTGCATAGAAATATTCCAGTCAGGTATAACCAAAGGAACTTTTGCATCATCAGTTAAATAAACCTTAAATGCTGCTGTATCTCCTTTTACAAAAGTCCAGTTTACAAAGGGTGGGGCTTCTCCAATGTCGTATGTAGACGCTTGTCCTCTATATGTAGCCATTTTTATATTATACCACGATGAAAATAAGAAATTGCATCATTTAAAATAATTTAAACAAATATTACAAAAACTTGCTTTTTAGGTAATTTGGATGCTATACTTGTATAGTGCTACCAACTGGTAGCATCTTTAGTCTCTAGGAGGTTATTATTATGAGAAGAGATAAAAAGATTTGGATTGGAATCCTTGCTGCAGTTGGTCTGATTGCACCACTAAGTAATGCAGCTAATGCTTTAAGCACTGAAAATAATTTGAGTAAACCAGTCATTGCTGAATCTTCAACCGCTAAGGCGGTTTTTTTGGTTTCTAAGCC